GTAATTTCCACAAAAGAAGAGCGTACCTGAGTGAACAAGTATCGCTTGATGCATGGTCTAGCTGCTGAAGCAATCTTTTTGGATCTGGCCAATAGATCATATGTCAATCTCAGCTTGGTAGTCTCATTCATTTTGGAATTTGATCTGAATTTCATCAACTGATCCAGCAAGTATTTTCTCTCGCTGAATGACAGATAATGCATATTCAATCCAAGAAAGCCGTCTGGATATCTCTCAATAGGAAATACCAATGGGAATCTATCATAGATTGGAAGCTTGTCTTTGTGCTTTGGATCATACCAAAAGAAGTACATTTTGCCTATTACAGCACTGTCTCTCTTGCGATCCTGATTAGCCATGATTTTATTACGGTAACCAGCAGCGGATGTTGCTTTACCCATAAACCACGTTTGTATTTGATTTTGATTATATTTTGCCATAATTGTATTTATTTACTTGACAAGGGGTTGACATGGGTGTATATTGGCTATGCCACTGATGATATGAATACTTCTACTTTATTCCTAGTTCGTGTTCAGTCATGATCTTGAACTGCCAGCCTCTGTCAGAACAGTAATCAGAAGCAGCAGCCCACTTGGCTTGATTCTTGCCCCATGTAGTGACTTCATTGATATATTGCTTTGTTACACGTTTCTTCTTCTTAGGTTCTACAGTTTCTTTCTTAGGCTTTACTTCTATTAGCATTTCCACTAAATTGCCTTTATCATCCAATCCTTTCACATAGAAGTCTGGAAAGTACCTATGAATACGGTTATCTAGTGGTTATCTCCTCAGATGACCACTGCAATACTGACTTGTTCTCATCCAAGTATACCATTAGCTTTCGTTCCCACAATGAACGGAATATGATGTTTGTGGGATCGCCTTTGTACTTGTGAGGATTTTTGGGGCTAAATCTGCCTTTGTAAGTTTTCATATAAATATATAGAAACAATTTAGGAACTAAAGATGTCATTTACAGATACAGTGGTAAACGCAGATGGAAGCATTTCTTCAAGTTATGGAAATGAAGGTACAATTTTAGACGCATCAGGTGCCGCAGAAAGAGCTGGTGTTGATGGTGGATACGATCCAGCATACAATGTTGATGATAATACACTAGGTCAATCCGAATATGACTTTAATTATACCACGTTTCCTAACGACATTTCTAATGACAATATCGGCCACTACATGGTAATTAACATCAATGTGCCTGTGTGGATGAATGATGCTAGACAACAGAGAACAGCATACGGTGGTGTTAGATCTGGTATTGCTTCTCAGACACTTACAGAACAAGCATCAAAGGTCGATGCACTACGTTTCGGCAATGCTAACGATATTGGTGGTAATTTTATAGGCATTGTATCGCCAACGGCTGGTGGAGATGTTAGAGAGTTTCTAGCTGTTCCACGTTTCACTAGACGAATTAAAGAGTCCATCGCTCTATTCATGCCTACTCCTGTCATCTACAATACACAGAACGACTATCAAGAAATCAGCTTATCTGCTCTCGGTACTGGTATGGCAGCACAGCTTGGTGGTGTTGTAGGTGGATTTATAGGTGGTGCTAGAGGCGGTGGCGCTGGAGGTGAAGCAGGTGCTAATCTAGGAACTGCTATAGGCAACTTTGCTAGTAACGCTATTAAAAATGGTGCTATGCTTGCACGTTATCCAATCAATCCAAGAGTTGAAGTCCTATTCTCACGCACAAGCTTGAGACAGTTTGTTTTTGAGTTCCTGTTTGCTCCAAGAAATGAGCGTGAATCACAAAGCATGGAGCGTATTATTCGCACTCTCAGATACCACTCAGTACCAGAAATTGATCCAACATTTTTCGGTGCAACGTTTATTCCTCCAGCAGAATTTGACGTTACATTCTTTCATCGTGGTGTAGAGAATACTAGAATACCACGTATCAATACATGCGTGATGGATCGTATTGAGGTAGACTATGCACCACAAGGCGAATATGCAACATTCAAGAATGGGCATCCAGTTGCTGCCAGACTTAGCTTGGGCTTGAGAGAAGTTGAAATTCTACACAAGCGCAGAGTTCTACAAGGGTTCTAATACATGGGCAATTTCTTCGATCTATTTCCTAAAACTGCGTATACGTTTTCTAATAACAAATATGCTGAATACCAAAGAATTACCAATATTCTTTTCCGTACTGGTATTATTCGCAACGTTCTGAACAATGCATCAGCCTATGTCAAGTATACTGTAAAAGATGCTGATACACCAGAAATTCTAGCTGGTAGAGCATACAAAGATCCGACAGCATATTGGATCATTCTATATGCAAACAATATCATTGATCCACAATACGATTGGCCACTTACATCCGACAATTTTCACAACTACATTGTGGACAAGTATCGTGCACCAGCTGAAGCAGATTTACAGCAAACACTAGATGATTATGAAGTCATCTCTTGGACTCAGAATCTAACAAATCCAGCTGCTGTGCATCACTATGAAAGAGTTGTAAAGCAAGAAAATCAAACGCTCAGAACAACCAGTGAAGTCAGATATATAATCGACAAAGACCAGCTTACCAATAATAACCTATCTGTTCCATACGCATACTATGACAATCTGGCCGAAGAGCAGAGCGTTACTCCAATTAATCTGGAAGTAAATGGGCAAACAATTATCCAGACAGAGTACAGAAACTTTGTCACATACTATGACTATGAGCTTGCAGCAAATGAAGCAAAGCGTGAAATCAAAATCATCAAGAATGAATACTATGCACAGATTATTAGAGAGTTTGAGTCGTTGACCAATGTAGGTCCGCCATCGTTCTTCAGAAGAGTTAGTTGATGCAACCATTTAATAATACAAATTTACCGACAGATATGGACACTAGAACATATCTGGAAATTGAAGTTATAGGTGCAGATCCACATAATCTGTATGATGTGACAGCTAGAGAAGCTATTCTAAGTGAGAGCTTACTTACTCCCGGTCTACAGACTTCCATATCACTAGACAGCTACCTACACGCAACTCCACTGGACAATAATCAGGTTGCTCCTACCAAAAACTTTGATGATTTTAAACAAAAGATTTTAAACTTAAAAATAACAAGACCTATTCTTAAAGAATATGGTATGGAAGATACTCTGAATGTATCTCAGAGAATATACCGATTGGATAGCAGACGTTTGGTAAGCGTAAACAATGAGAATTTCAGACTTCATGCATGTGATGATTCTTTGCTAAATGATGCTAGATCGCGCGTCAGTAAGTCATGGAAATGTACGTCTCCTACACAAGTTGTAGAGGATGTTCTAAGAGCATGTGCTGGTGTTACACGATTGGAAACAGAGGAATCAGGTCCACCAAGAGATTATATTGCTGAGAATATACACCCGTTTCAAGTTGTAACTCAGCAATCAAATGCTGCATTGGCTGCAAATGGTAATGATCCGTCATTTGTCCACTACATGACATATGAGAATTTCGGCACACATCATTTCAAGTCTATCTATGGGCTAACAAGATTACCTGTAATCAATGAGAAAAATCCATTCATCTTCGTTGAAACAGGTATTAATACAGGGTATGGTTATCCATTTAGTATTCTGAACCATTCATTTCCATGTGATTTTGATTTGCTTTCAGACTTACTCAATGGTGTTAATCCAGACGGTACGTTGAATGCATCGCTTACAACTTCAAATGCACTTGCGTCTACTAACAGTCTTTTCGGTGATCAATCTTTAGGGTGTGGTATTGGTGCTGGTGTGTATAATGTATCACGCACGAACTTTGCCACAGAACAAGCTCAAGATCAATGTAGATTTGATGTAGAGAAATTCCTATTAAAGAGACAGGCCAGAATGTCTCTACTAGAACAAGACAAGATAGCACTAAGGCTTACTGTGCCATGGAATCCAATGTTAAATGCTGGCAAAATGATTGCGGTAACTTTCCCTAAGAAAGGGCACAAGAAGCCAGAATTTCTATATGGTAGTGGTAATTATATGATTGTTAATCTAACTCACACAATCAAGAGCGGTGGTTTTTCGACAACCACAATGGATTGTGTAGCACAGACAGCAGGGCAAGGAATAGTATAATAT